AGGGTAACTAACAGCATCATCTATTACAAGCATTGATATTTTCATTCAGATATATTATTGTTCGGGCATGAACTTTGAAGCTCTACCAAAAGAAGTGTTACAGGAACTCCTGTTACTGGAAGAACAATGCAAGCGTCTTGATACTCGTGAAGAGGCACAAACTAAATTTTTATCTTATGCCAAGCATGTATATCAGGGTTTTATTGAGGGCAGACACCATAGAATCATAGCTGAAAAGCTCGAGGACATTGCATCGGGTAACTTGAAGCGTTTGATAATCAACATGCCGCCTAGACATTCGAAGTCAGAATTAGCGTCATATTTAATGCCATCGTGGTTCTTGGGCCGTAATCCTAAATTAAAAATCATACAGGCTACGATGAACACGGAGCTTGCTGTGAGGTTTGGTAGGAAGGTTAGGGATTTGATTGCTGATCCGATTTATGGTGAGATTTTTCCGAACACGGATTTGAAACAGGACAGTCAGGCAGCAGGTCGTTGGGAGACAAGTGCTGGTGGTGAATATTTTGCTGCGGGGGTTGGTGCTGCGATGACGGGTCGAGGTGCTGACTTATTGATTATTGACGATCCTCATTCGGAGCAAGATGCACTGTCCACGGTTGCTTATGACAATACATACGAGTGGTACACATCGGGTCCGAGACAGAGATTGCAACCGGGGGGAACCATCATAATTGTGCAGACGAGATGGTCAAAGAAGGATTTGACGGGACGATTGATACAGAATATGGCGAAAGACACTATGGCGGATCAATGGGAGGTTATAGAATTTCCAGCGATATTGCCGAATGACAAACCTTTGTGGCCCGAGTTTTGGGAGACTGACGAGTTATTGAAGGTCAAGGCATCACTGTCCCCGACCAAGTGGAATGCACAATGGCAACAGAATCCGACCAGTGAAGCTGTTGCGATGATAAAAAGGGACTGGTGGCAAGTTTGGGAGAGGACTGACACACCGAGGTTGGATTATATAATTCAGAGTTACGATACTGCGTATAGTAGAAAAGAGACTGCTGACTATAGTGCGATAACGACTTGGGGTGTTTTTGAGCCGAGGGAGAATGGCGATCAGCATTTAATAATGTTAGATGCACAAAAGGGTCGATGGAGTTTTCCAGAGTTGAAGGAGATTGCGATAGATCAGAATGAATACTGGGAACCTGATGTAATGTTGATTGAGGCAAAAGCGAGTGGACAACCTTTAGCAGATGAACTAAGATTATTAAATCTACCTGTTTCCACATTTAGTCCTGGTAGGCGAAAAGGTGGTGGTGGTATGGATAAGACGATGAGGATGCACATTGTATCGCCTATTTTCGAATCGGGAAAAGTGTGGTATCCTGATGGTGAGAAGTTTGCAGAAGATGTAATAGAAGAAGTTGCATCTTTTCCGAATGGAGATCACGATGATTATTGTGATAGTATGACGTTAGCATTGATGCGTTTTAGGCAGGGTGGTTTTATAGATTTAAGAGGCGAAGAGATTCCAGAGGACTGGTATCCAAAAAGAGCAAGGGAATATTATTAGTGTCAGGTTGGGGTGAAATAATAAAACAGGGCGTGAAATCTGCGACCAAGGCTATGGTCAAGAAGGGTAGCACTGTTAGTACAGATAAGATAGATGATGGTGTAGTTCAATTTGTAGAGCCTTTTTCTAAAAAAGTAACTGTGCAATCTAAAGATGGAAAAATTAGAGAAACTGTAAAGGCTGATGAAGTTAGAGTAAAACCTGTTAGAAGGAGAACGAGAGACGAGAGTGTTTTTATTGCTGACGAGGCATATTCAGGCACACCAAAAAAGATTGATGAATTTTCAGAAGCTGACTTTGTTGGTATGCGTGATGGTGAGATAAGACAGAAATTAATAGATTCAGATCTTCAAAGTTACGATGATTTAGCAAAAGCTGCACCGGGTGACAGCGATATTATGAAACGAGTTAGAGCTATAGGTCAGGCTAGAGTTCCTGGTTTAAGAAAAACAAAAGAACAAAGAAACAAATTCAGAGAAGAAAAAGCGTTAGCTAAAAAGAAAGTAGAAGAAGATAAGCAAATAAAAGATTTAGAAGAAAAGAGAGCTGCTCAAAGAAAAGGAGAACTTGACGAATACATAAAAAATCGTAGAAAAGCACCTCAAGCAAATGATCCAGTGTTTAAGGGAGATCTTCAAAAATTTTTAGCTGCTCGTAGAAGGTACGAAGAAAACAGTGTAAAACCAGAATTCAAGAATGACCCTACTAAAACATTCTGGAAAAGAGGGGGTGTTGTAAAAGCGAGCAAGGGCGTTTACATGGAAATAGAAAATAGATTCTCTGATAGAATGTTACCAAACAAAAAACGAACCACGAGGATATACTAATGGCAATAGAACCTAGACAAATCGCAGGAATGGTGGAACCATCTATGGGAGCAGGTGGACCATCGATGGTGGACGATGATGCTGAAATCGAAGTTTCAGTAGATGAAACAGAAGAAATGCCCGAGGGCATTGAGATGGCTGGCGAGGAAGACATTGAAGTTGAAGCCGAAGAATATAATCACACAGCCAATCTTGCAGAAGTTCTTGATGATTCTGTTCTAGGAGAGCTATCTTCTGACATTCAATCAAAGTTTCGTGAAGATGTTGAATCAAGAGAGGACTGGGAAGAAGCGATTGCAAAAGGTTTAGGTTTGCTTGGTATCAACTACGAAGACAGAAGTGAGCCATTCATGGGTGCTAGTGGTGTAACTCATCCACTTTTATCAGAAGCAGTAACCCAGTTCCAAGCACAGGCTTACAAAGAAATGTTACCAAGTGGCGGTCCTGTAAAGACCCAGATCCTTGGTGCACCGACCAAGGTTACTGAAGATCAGGCACAGCGTGTAGAAGATTTTATGAATTATCAGTTAACCGAAGTTATGGAAGAATACGATGCTGATACAGATCAAATGTTATTTTATTTGCCGTTAACAGGTTCTACTTTTAAGAAAGTTTACTTTGATGAAACTAAAAAAAGAGCCGTGTCTAAGTTTGTACCAGCCGAAGATTTAGTAGTTCCGTATTCTGCATCTGACTTAATGACAGCAGAAAGAGTTACACATGTTGTCACAATGTCGTATAATGATGTTCGCAAACTACAAGTAGCAGGAGTATATAGAGATGTTGAATTATCTGAAGCAAGCGATGGCGAAGACGAAGGTGCTATCCAAGAGCGTGCTGACGAGTTGTTGGGATTACGTCCAAACTACTCTGATGACTCTTATACGTTACTGGAATGTCACATTGACTTGGATCTGGAAGGTTTTGAAGACTTGGATATGGAGGGGAATCCTTCGGGGGTTATGCTCCCTTATATTGTTACCGTTGATCAAAACTCTGGAAAAGTGTTATCAGTGGTTAGAAACTTTAGAGAGCAAGACCCATTAAAGAGAAAAAGACAATATTTTGTTCATTTCAAATTTTTACCGGGTTTTGGTTTTTATGGATTCGGGTTACTGCACACAATCGGTGGATTATCTCGTGCAGCGACATCGATTCTAAGGCAGTTGATCGATGCGGGTACTTTATCTAATCTTCCAGCTGGTTTTAAGTCGAGAGGTGTTCGTATTCGTAATGATGATGAGCCTCTTAACCCTGGTGAGTTCAGAGATATCGATGTACCAGGTGGTGATCTCAAAAATTCCATCATCCCATTGCCCTACAAAGAGCCATCTGCCACATTAGCGAACCTTTTGGGTGTTGTTGTTGACTCTGGAAAGCGTTTTGCACAGGTTGCTGACGCAAAAATAGCGGATGTTAACTCACAAGCACCTGTTGGAACGACTGTTGCACTCATTGAACAGGGTTCAAAGATCATTTCAAGCATACACAAGCGTCTACATTACGGACAAAAGCAAGAATTTCGCATGTTATCGGAGATTTTTAGCGAAAATCCCGTTCCATACCCATATTTTGTTGGAAATGTGCCTCCAGAGACCATGCAACAGGACTTTGATGGTCGTGTAGACATACTTCCAGTGTCAGATCCGAACATTTTTTCTATGTCACAGCGATTATCGCTTGCTCAAACACAATTACAGATGGCACAAGCCGCACCACAGATGCACAATCTTCGTGAGGCGTACAGAAGGATGTATGATGCGTTAGATATTAAGAATATTGACGCAATTTTGCCCGAGCCACCACAACCAACACCTATTGATCCAGCAACCGAGAACGGAAATGCACTAAAAGGTATGCCTTTACAGGCTTTTCCCGAGCAGGATCATGAAGCACATGTTAGAGCACACATACCTTTCTTGGCAAACCCAGCATCACAGGCAAATCCACAAGGATTTTTGATGTTACATGCACATGTACAAGATCACATAGGTATGATGGCTCGAGATCAGGTCACAGCTTTCTTCCAAAAGACAGCAGAAGAAGCACAAATGAAAGGTGAACCTGTTCCACAAATCAATCCTGCAGCAATAGAGGCAGCGATTGCTCAACAAACTGGTGAGATATTGAATGAGTTATTACCATCATTAGCACCAGCAACACCACCAGATCCTCTGGTTGAGATCAGGAAACAAGAACTTGAGAATGACTCAGCAGAGCTACAGCGTAAAGCAATGAATGATCAGATGAATTTTCAGATTGACGCTGCCAAATTACAACAAGCTTATGAACTTGCACAACAAAGACAACAACTACAGTCAAACATCGCTGATGATAGAAACGATGTAAATGTTTATAGAATAAACATGGCTGCCGCAAAAGCTAACAAAAAGAAGTAATTTGTGATACAAGTATATTATGGATCCAGTAACTATATCAGTAGCCGTGGGAGTGGCATCGAAAGCATTTGACGCAATCAAGAAAGGATTTGCGGTAGGTCGTGATATTGAACAAATGTCTGGGGACATCGGAAGATGGATGGGAGCGGTATCTGATGTTGATAATGCAGAAAAACAGGCAAAAAA